TGCTACACCTAAACCATGCCCCACAGTATATGTAGAAGCACTATCTACCCAAGTAACAATACTAAATCCACTTGTTGTATTAGCTGAGACTGTGCTTGTTATAGAACCTGAAGTATTTGAAACTGTTGAGTTTGCACCAAGCCAATTCCAAGCTACATAATTATCTGGACTTTCATTCCAATAATCATAACCTGCAGGATCAGTTCCTTTTACTGTTGTAAAACCATCTGCAGTTACACCACTTAAATAACCATAAGTGTCTGCATTTTGTCCACCTTCTATTAAAGTAGCATTAGCTGTTAATTCTTTTTCACTTCCAAAACCTCTTACTGCGTCAAATAATTGATGAGAGTATGATTGACTTCTATCTTTTCCCCATATTAAATCTGGTTGAAAACCAACTCCTGTAATAGTTTTAGGAGTTGTGCTGTCTCCAGTCCAAGTGATTGTATTAAAATATTTACTTGGTTTATCTATATTTGAGTATGCCATAAGTTATCCGAATGTTGCTAAGTTTTTAGTATTAAGTGCATAGTAGCCACTTGGTGGTGCGTATTCAAAGTTACCAAATCCTGCACCATCTGTGTTTCCTGAAGCAATAGTGAATGATGGATTACCAAAGTTTAAATTCCAAGAACAGCTTTCCAAAGAAAAGGCAGGTACATAAGTTTGTCCTGTTGTAAATGTAGTGTCATTTTGAGTTGAATCAAATGTTGTGCTATTAGCTACTCTCCAAGTTCCATTTTTACCAAAATATATTTTACCAGCATCACAATCAATAGCTATCATCATTATATCATTAGTTACAATAGTAGATAATCCTGAAGCAACAGTAGAACCATTTTTATAAAGAGTTGAAAAATACCAACCAATAGCATCACCAGCTACATAACTATTTGCATCACTTCCAAGTATTAAATTAGTTCCTGAAACTTGCTGATAAGATGATTGATTTAATATATTGCTTAATCCTACTGTATATTTTGTTCCACCAGTTGCCTGTGCTTCCCAATACCATTTGCCAGTTGAAACTCCAAATGTTGAATAAAACGTTTTATGTGTATTATTACCATCTGTAATTGTTACATTACCATTAGTATATGATGCACTAGGTACATTGATTAATGGATTTGCAGTACAAAAATTATTAGTAGGAGTATCAGTAGTCTGGTCAATAGAAGTTAGATTGTTTACTGTGAATGTGTTTCCGTTTCCTGAAGAATCTGTTCCAAGAGATGATGAGTTTTTAAATTGCAGGTAGAAGCCATTAGTTCCATAAGTACCTGTATATGCTTTTGGTTTCCATATTCCTGTGTCTTCGTCTGTTTCACCGAATGATGATGGTGTTAGTTGTTGTCCGTCAATGTTATAAAATTCTGACATGTAACCACCATAGTAATAAGTTACTCCACCATCATTACCTGCTCCAATATAATGAATTGCATTATTATTCCATGCTGAAGAATAATTTTGAGTAGGATTTGTTGTTGAAGAAAAAGAAGTAATTTGTGAACCATTTACATATAATTTTACTCTATTAGAAGCTGTGGCTTGTGTTGTATCAACTGCAAAAACTATATGATACCAAGCTGAAGGATCTCTAAATAATTGTGTTGTTACATAATACCAACTAGCACCATCTCCAGCACCAAATCTTAACTCTCCAGAATCCATAAGAGCAAAAGTTGAAGAACTTGTTGGAGACCAAAATAAAACTTGTCTTGATGTATTACCATTTATTTTTGTCCATAAACTTACAGTAAATATCTGTCTATTACCAGCACTAGCAGGAGTTCTTGATAAATAATCAGAACTTCCAGAATTATATCTTAAAGAATTTGTTATGTCGTAGCCACCAGAAGCACTATTTGTTGGTAATATAACAAATGGCATTTAAGCTACCTTTGGAAATTCTGCTAATGGTCTAGTGTAGATTGGAGATTGCTCTGTGCCAGTATTTACATACTCATACAATGCCTTCAGTTGTTCCACAGTAGTACAAGCATTTATTTGTGTTTCTTGTTGATTGCTTACTATTCTTACTTCAGTTCTAAAATCTTGTATCTCTTGTGGTATAGCAGTTCCTGTGTCAGATTTTCTAGTTACATACCAATCAGTTGATTGTAATAGTCCAGCAGTTTGTTGTTTAGATATAGAAATCTTTTGAGATTTTAAACCTTTGATAACTACTTGCTTACCATCTCTAATTACTGGTTCGCCATCTTTATCAGTAGCATTAACATCTTCTAATTGTTTAGGAGTTGCAGTTCCCCATTTTCTAATTGCTTTACCATTTTTAAATTCAAATATCTCATTAGTATTATTGTAGTAAGATTCATCTTTAAACTTAGAAGAATCTGTTTCAATTTCATAAATACCGATTGCTTGTTTTTCTTCTTTAGACCAAAGTGTAAATATTTGAGATGAGTATTGATTATCGTTTAAAGTAAAACCTTCTGGGTTTGCAAATACTTTTACTATTTCATTATTAATTACTAGTGCGTACATATTAAGATAAAGTTAATTTAAGGTTTCTACCAGTTTCTAACCATTTAGTTCCATTGTATCTAAAAGTAAATAGATCACCAAGAGAAGCAGTAGTTGTAAGTGTAGGTGCTGTGTCAGAAGCAAATTCATAAGCTGAGTTCCAAGTTAATGTTCTTGAACCAGTACCATCTTGAATAACAAGTAATGAAATAAATTGTCCAGTAGCCCCATTTGTTGGTGCAGATAAAGTTCTGTTTCCACCAAGAGTTACTTTAGCAACTTGTGCTACTGATGAATCCCAAGTGATAGTCGCACCATCTGTAAGTGTAGCTTCTGGGAAATAAGCACTATCATTAAATTTAATTAATCCAGTACCTTTAGTAGTTATGCTTAATCCAATATTTGTATCTCCACCAGTAACTGATAAATCTGGTGAGTTGCCTGTTGCAGAATTTGTAATTGATATTTCATTTACTGCTGATGCTGTTTTTACGAACTTGATATATTCATTTCCTGAATCATCTGCGATTGCTTTAGCAGTTGGTAATCTGATGTCTTGTGTAGAATTAATTGAAGAATCTGTAAGTGTTAAAACTGTTCCTGTTGCAGTAGTAGATAGACCAGTAATTGATACTGTTGAATCTAACCAATTTACTGTGTTAGCAGAATGGTCAATAGTTGCTAAAGATATATCATCTGCACCATCATAATATTTTAATGTAGGTGTAGTTGGAGAAGTTGTATCTAACCAAAGCTGACCAGCTACTGCACCAGTTGGTCTTGATGTTCCTGAATTTGTTGTTTGAATTGCTGATAACGCATTATTAAGATCGCTTCTAAAAGCTGGGAAACCTTGATTCGCTACATTATAATCGTGTTGTGCCATAATCTACCTAATATCTTAGTTAATAACCTTTTGCAATATAATCAAAAGTTTTACTTATTCCAGTACCACCACTATTTTTAAAAGCCAAATCAAAACCATTTATAGTTTTGTTGCTCAATAAAAAGAAATCGCCAGTAGCTAATCCTTGTGCAGTAATACCAACAGCATAGTTAACAGAATAAAATGGATTTGTAAATGTTACTGTGTAAGTACCAGCACCAGAACTAATATCATTTCCACTAAATATTCTATCTGGCATATCAATACTTACTGATAAAGTACTAATAACTGGAGTAGATGCTAAGTCAAATGATCTTAAAGTTACTCTAAATTTATAATATCTAGCTGTATAATCGCCAACAACAAAGTTTCTAAATGTAGTATAAGTTATATTGTCATTAGATAAAGCAATCTCAATATGTGCATTACAATTAGCAGGAGTATCTCCGTCAAAGTTAGATTGTGCGTCATCAAAATCTCCAGTTCTTGCATCAAACAAATCATCTAAATTATCTGATGTTTGTGTAATAGAAGCAGTTACTCTTGAAGTATAAACTGCACCTATATCTATTGGAGTTGAGAATAAATAAGTTCCTTCAGAATATAAGTCATAAGAAGATACACCAGAATCAAAGAATGAAGTTCCTGAATCAAAATCGCCTATTGCAGAATCAAATAATTCTGATGAATCTAATCTTAATGTACCATCAGAAACTATTACGTTAGTTTTAGTTCCTGAAAATGTAGGAGATTCTGTTTGTGTTGCAACAGCATTGTAGTTTCCTATTGCTGATACGTTTGTTTCAATAATTGTTTCATTAGATGAATAGTTACCATTTTTATCTACTGCTTTAATTAAGTATGAACCTACTCTTGCTGGAACTGTTACTGAAGTAGCTGGTCTTGCAACCTTTTCAACTAAAGAAACTGAGTTAGCCCAAGAAGCACCAGTTGTTAATGTAGAATATCTAATTTGATAATGTGCTAAATCTAAGTCTGCAATTTGTTGCCAAGATAAATGTGCATCTCCACCAATAATATTACAAGAGAAATCTGTTACATCAGAAGGTGGTGCAATTCCACCAACGATAGTTCTTGTTGCAGATGTATATGTAGAACCAACTCCCAAAGTATTAAATGCTTTTACTCTTACATTATAAGTAAATCCATCTTTAACATTTAGTATTCTTTGAGTTAAACCAGAACCTTGTCCAGCAATAATATAATCTGTTTCTGTACTTAGTTTATATTCTACTTGGTAGTAATCTACAAAGCTATCTGGTGATGCACCTATTGTTACATCTAAAGCAGTAATAACAACTCCGTCTGAGTATTCAATTAGTTGGTCATCTAGAGTAACTGAAGCTGGTGCTTGAACATTATTTGGATTTGGTAATGTTGTATCAGCTATTGTTGGTGCTTCTGATTTTTCTGACCAAGTATAGAAATTATCTTGATGTTCAATTAATTTTAAAGAAACTGTTGAATCTGTATTTATACTTAATCCATAAATTCTAAATAATTTAGAACTAAATCCACCAGTAGAATAAGTTAAATCAACTAAATCACCTATTGTTAAATTAAGTGCTTCAGAAGTTACCATAACTTCTACAGCTAAAGCATTTCTGGATCTTCTTAATATAATCTCGCATAGTTCCTCTGCTTGATAAGGATTTGTAATTCCTTGAAAAGTAAAATTTCCTTCTAATAAAGTTCCATTATCTTCAGCTAATAATGTTGCGTGTTGATCTCCAACTGGCAAAGATGAATCGTCTGCTGGTGGATAAGTTATAGTATCCTCTTGCCACTCTTTATCAGGATTTACAAATGTTCCTATTACTCTGTTATATTTAGTATTTTTCTTTTCACCAAATATTTTAATTCCACCGATAATATTATCTTTGTTTAAACTTAATTGTGATGAACCAGTATTTTCAATAATTAAGAAATACTTACCTTGTGTATAGGTAAATATTGCTCTCATTGGATTTAATAATTCTCTTACATTGTCTATAACTTTTTGTTCAGTATCTAAAACTATATTTGTTTCAAATAAATCTATATTTGATGGTGCTGAAGTGTATGGTGTTACTTGTGTATCACAAATATTTGCACTTGTTTTAAATGAATCGTAATTTGTTTCAAATGAAGAATTTGGTAAACCTTTTCCATATCTAGAATTTCTTAAATAATCTAAAAGACATAAAGCTGAGTTATTAGAATAAGTCCAAGTAGATGCTGTGTCTTGTCTATGAGAACCAGAACCACCTTTTGTTGAATCTAATCTAGGATCGTAAATTTTTTTACCTTTAAGAACTACTTTTATTTCTGGCAAAGAACTAAAGGCATCTTGATTCCATTTAAATTTAAAAGCTAAATAAGCAACTCCAGATAATTTATGATTAGAACCCCAGTTTGTTGATTCGTCTAATAATGATGAAACTGATTGACTATCTAATCCATAAAATGATTGAACTGATATTAAACTTTCATCTTTATAAAAATTTGTATCTGAACTATCTACTGTTCTTACAGTGCCATCAGTTAATGCACCTGACCAAGTTACTAATTTATCATTAACATAAATTTCATCTATAGATTCAATTCCATTACCACCACCTTCGCAAAGAACACCTGCCATATAAAGATATGTATTATCTGTTCCAGAACTCTCAACAAATACTCTTGCTATACCCACTTGCCTTCTTCCATAAACTACTGGAATGGCAGTATTATTAGATGCTTTATTAACTAAAATACCTTGTGCAGTTTCTTGACCTTGCACATTTCTTTTTGGTGGTTCAGGTTTTAATACCCAAGAAATTGCTGTTGTGACTACAAGTTGAACTACAAATGCTGTTACTGGATCAAAACCCATTATGAAACTCCCTTTTAAATTTCATAGATCTTCTATAAATAACTGAGTTATCAGATATTCTTAACCACTTTAAAGGTTGATCTACCTCTAATAAATTTCTAAAATATTCTTTGGTCCACTTCATAATCTCTCTTAAATGACTTTTAGCAACTGTTTCTATGTGCCAAATATTATTTCCTGATTTCCATTCATTAGCTTTTAATTTTCCAGTTGTCATAAATCTTTTTTCAACTTCATCACTTAAATAAGCCCAGTTAGTAAAACCAACAACTTCACCATTAACTTTGTGTAGTTGGTATTGTTCTAAATTAAAAGAAGGTAATATTGCATTTACTAAATCTTGGTATTTCATTTTATCGTATCTTGGGAACTGCCTATACAGATGTATAATTTTATATAAATCAGTTATGCTTTGCCCCATTTAATATCCTTTGCTGTTTGTGAAGCATAATCAAATCCAACATCAGTTGGAAAGTGTAACGCTTGTGAATTAGTATTAGTTTTTCTTCCTTTAATTTTATCAAAATCTGCCCAATGTGAAGCAATAGAAATTGAAACAGTTGAATTATTGTTATCTTCCTCAATGCTTAAGTTTTCAATTCTTCCATCAAATAATAAAAATGGGTAATTAATTAATGCTTGGTTCTCGTCTAGGAAACCTCTATAAACCCAAGCTCTTTTATCCATATAATCATTATTAAGAAATAAAGAGATTATAGTTTGATCTGCACCACCAAATTTTACTACTAAATTACTTACTGATA